TGAGATAGGTTATCTGATTGAATCAGTTTCTTGTAGTCTTGTAAGATTAGGTAACTCATTGGCAAAGTTTGATGCAAATATACGAAAAGTAACGCACTTAAAAAAGTATGGAGAATATGTATACGAAATAACACAATACTACTACCATCATAATCAATATGCCTATTATCTCTTCCTTTGGATTTTGTATGTTCATTAGTAACTGTTTTTACTATGCACCTTGCCGATAGTAATGGCTTGACCAATATCCCCACGTTGATACTTGGTATACTCGTTAGCGAAAGCCGTGCATATAAAGTAATCATTGGCATCAGATGTGTGTCCAAATTTTTCAAACGATATACCTGTCGAAGAGTCTTTGGCTTTTTCTTTTTTCTTTTTTCCGTCCGAATCTTCTTTTAAATATAAATAATCGTTCAATGTGTTTTCGCATTTATTGTCAATGTAAAGTTCAATGCCATCAAACCCATTTGCAAATATCGTGTTGATAAAATTTGCTCTCATCACTACCGATGGTGATTTGGTATCTATCCTTAATTGAGGTTTAAATACTGACAATTCATTGCGAATGATAGTGTAGTCATTAGACCCTTTTTCAGTTCGAGTATCCTCGTGCTTACCTGCTGGGTCACCGTAGATAAAACATCCTGACATATGCCCTTGATATTTACGTTTAATTTCATTACACACTCCCTTAGTAGTATTATTCGGTGACTTGGTGCATATCTCAGCAATTTGATAACACTTTTTATTTATCATCTGCCAAACACAACAAGTCATATAAGGGTTGACATTGAAGTCAAAGGTTAAATGAATAGGCAAATCAGGATTATAATTTAATTCTTTTACATTACCATTTATTGTAAATTCCTTATAAAATTCGCCACCTGCTTGAGTTGGTTTAGGGTCTTGTTGGTATAAACTTTGAAAAGTCCTTAACGATTGAGACCTGACCATATTGAGTTTTTTAAGGTCGTGCTTATTTGACCATAATGGTTCGCCAATCTCTCTTGGGTCTTCAAGGTTATCGTTGTTTATTTTTATAGCAGGTAGAACTAATATCGTCCATTGTTCTCCAGAACCATCTTCCATTTTTTTCAATAACATACCACTTAAATCATTGACATCCCATCTCGTTTGCGTTATCAATATTCTTGTGTCGTTATGAATACGAGTGTACAATACATCGTTATACCAATTCCAATTCCTAAACTGATAAGTGCCTGACATTGCTTCTATGCTATCTTTAACAGGGTCATCAATAATGGCATAATCAGCAGGTGTTCCTGTAAGTGAACCACCTACACCAACTGTCTTAAGAAATCCACCATATCCAACCGTCTCAAACTTTTCACTATTTCTCAACCACGATTTAGATGCAGTAACAATATTGGTGCTATTTAGAAAGGTATCAGGGAATACATCCTTATATAACTCACTATCAATTATCCTTTGGCAGTCACGATTAAAAGTGCAAGACAAATCAGAACTATATGAAGCTAATACTATCTTTGATTTAGGGTTCTTACCTAATATGTAAGCAGGTAAATTGCGACTAACTAATTCAGACTTTCCGTGTTGAGGTGGCATAAAAACCATCAATCGATTTATCTCACCTCTTATAAATTTATCAAGATATTCGCAAAGTAAATTATGATGCCAATTAGCCTCATAGTCAGGTTTAACATATTTAACGAAATCAATATAGTTCCTTTTAGCTAACTCCGCTTTTGCGTTGTAGTTCAGCAATAAGTCTAAGTTCATCATCTGTGAATTTGGTTAAATCAATTTTAGAAGTTATTTTCTCACCTTGAGTGGTTATATCTTGTTTATCTGTTAACCCTAAATCACGAGCAATAATACTGGCATTAAATGCCCCAACAGAAGCACCTTCAAACTTTTGAACATCACATTCAGTCTCGATTTTATTATAGACCTCAAAAAATTCATTATAACTTTCGTTATGTCCATAGTTAAAAAGACCTTGATAACTAATACCGCAAAAGACCGAAAAACCTTTAAGAGTATATGGTCTTTGTAAAGGTATTGAAATTAATTGACCTGTAAATTCACCTGATTTAATAGCTTCGTGTTTTATCCACGGATTGCCATTAACTTCTTTCTTATATTCTAAAAATGAAGTTAATAACTCATCAGGTGTTTTAAATATTTTATCTCTACCAGTTGCACATCCAAGTGCATATTGATTTCCTTTAGGTGCTGCCATAGTAATGCAAAGTTACAACACAAATAATGTAATGTAATATAAAAGTAATAAACAACTGCGCTTTTTCTCCGTTAGTAGGAAAGTGTTAAAACCGCTAACATCATCGAATTACTACACCATCAATACGCTGACACACTTATTCTTCGCTATATTGTACTGATGTGTAGGCGCATTTGTTTATATCTGCTCACCTCTTACTATCTTGTTTAACTGTTCCATTACCTCATCAGCGACATCTCCCCAAAACATATCACATTTACCATCCTTAATTGGAGATTCCGTGAAGTACCATTGGTACATTGGAAAGTCAGGTTTATATGTGTATCGCTTACATTGTTCTTTTATTGGGCAGTTGATGCCTTTGCAGAGAGTTATGTCCATTATCCGTATGTTTCATTAAAATATTGTTCTGCCGTCATATTATCATCACTTGTAACACCTGATGCCCAAGCATTCATTATCCTCTCCTTAAACATTTGTGTCGCTATATTCTTTGAGTAAAAATAATCGTGTTCGTGAATCTTGATAGTAACCATATTTGATTCATCAATTTGAATGTCAGATTCTAATGTTTTTATTAGCCATTTAATTGGTGTTTTCTTGGATTCATCCAATGGACTACAATCACAATAGCTTGTATGACCACAATAACACTTAATCTGCTTAGGCTCTAACGCACCCTTCAAACTCATATAGTTTTTGGCTCTTTGTTTAGCTTCATCGTTATTCATAATGTGTTATATAATTTACTCTGTTACGTTTACGTTGCGTCCTTTATTACTCATATACTCCTTAATCTTTCGCTTGGCATATTCATCAAAGTCTTGCATCTTACTCGCAGGTATCGTATAACTCTTGCTCTTAGTTGATGGCTCATTATACATTGGTTTCCGTCCTGCGTTACGTTCGTTGTGTATTGGTTTACTCATAGTATGTATGTTCTATTGTGCAAATATATGGAACTTAATTAATTATTGATACTTATTTAATAGGTTATCATAGAACTTAAAAAACTCTTCCATCGAATGAACAATTACATAGACACCACCTGATGCCGTTATGCTTTTCTGATACTTCTTTTGCGCTTTCGATTGCTTGTCCTTCATCTTAATCTCAATCTTTACCGATATACCTACCTTATGTCCACCTATCATAACTCCGATGGTTGAATGGATATCAGCCGTGCCTCGTGTTCCTTGACCAGGAGTGAAGGTTACACCTTGTGTACGATTGCCTATTTGTTGTCCTGTTAAGCCATCTATGACCTTGTTAACTCTTGCTTGACCTTGATTACTTACCCTCTCCGCTTGGTGTCCTTCGTACTTGAGATAATCGCACACACAAGCGGTTAATCCATTAGCGGTTGTATCGGTTCTTCCGTAATGGTCAAAGCTATCTTGTTGAGGTGTAATGCTTGGATACTTGGCTCTTGAGTATCGTTGTTTAGCTTGGATGATTCGTTGTTTTTCTTGTCTTGTCATTAGAATAGTTGTTGTTGAGTAGTGTTAGATTGTATCATTATTCCTAAAGCAGTTGCAAATATTGTTTTACCTGCTTCATAATCAACAAGATTACGAGCCATTTTAGTAGTGCTTTGTTCTCCTTTATATTTTCTAAAATCGTAATCGTGAAATTTAGATAATGTTCCAATTTCATCAACCATATTTGTCAAAGTTCCATCAAGTTTTCTTTCTTTTAAATCATTCGGCAAATTAAAATTAGTCCAATATAAATGTCTACCTCTTTTTTTTGCTGGTATTAATGGCTCATAGTAGGGTGTTACATTTTCAACTACATATTTACCATCAAAGAAATTATCTAAGAAAATAACTTCTTCATACAATTTCATATCTGGATAAATGAATTTAAAAGTTTCTCTATTTTTTTGACTTATTCTTACTTTGCTATGGCTTGGGCAAGGTGGCGAACTCCAAATAAAATCAAACTCTTTAAAGTGGTCTAATAAGTATTGGTGTGCATCTGCTACAATTACATTATCATTCGGAAATCTCTCTTTATAAAGCCTTGCTGCTTCTGGGTCAAGTTCTATTGCCGTTACTTCAATATTTGCAACTTCATCCCACTTGTAACGATTGCCACCTAAACAAGCGTATAAATTTAGTACTTTCATATCTCTAATGTTAATCCTAACTGGACTATAAGTTTTATAAGGTTTTCGTTTCGTTGCG